TTATCATCTCGGGCAACTCTTCAAAAAGAACATATCCATCAAATTATTATCATATTGATTTAATTCTTCGCACTCCTCATCGCTAATATCACCATATCCTCCTCATTCATACAAAACTTTAAATCCATCCTCAGAATTTTCCATTATACTCTGATAACTATCGTAATCTTCACCATTCACATAATAAAAATTTACAAGTATATATTTTCCTATCATATTACTAATAGCATAAGAAACTTTATCCTGATCATAATCTCTATCATACTGATATCATGATTTCTTAATAAAACTCTTTAATGTTCATTCCTCTCATGGTAAAAATTCTGGATTTTCTTTATCAGCACATCATTCATAGTGAATAGTTCAGTCTTCATGTCTTACTCCGTCATCTCAATATGAAAATTTATTTACATCGAAAGAGATTTTATATTCATGAGTATCTCATTTTCATCAATCTACACAATCAGATTTTTCTAATTTTCAATCAAAATCATATCACTTAAAAGTATAATTATCTCAATCAGATTTTAATACATCTATATAGTGTTCTTCCATTCCTTCTGGAGTAAAAATATTAACATAATCTCAGACAAAATAAGCATTCCAGAAAGGTTCCATTCACTCAGCATAATAATTAAAATCTTTAAATTGAATAGCTCACTCTGGAACAAATCCACATGAAAGTTCCACACCATAAGTAGCTATATCATAAAATTCTGATCGTTTTTTATCAAACTCTGCTTTTTGTTGTTCATCTTCATAATCTCATTCTCGATTTATCAATTCATAAGGAATTTCCTGTTCTAATGAAAGAAAATATGAACAAAGAATATTATCCTTTGAATAATCAATTGCAGATCCTCAAATTTCATCTCATACATAATGTACATACCAACCATCAAATATTTTATTAACATTAGGTAAATTTTTAACTCCAGTTAAGGACAAAGAATATCAAGTGATATCATAATATCATCCTTCGTAATTATTATAATCGTATTCTGCATAATTTAACCAATTAAAAGTATCTTCCTTTATCTGAGCATTCTGTCCTACATCATTAAGGAAATCTTTCATAATCGATATCACTTCATTATCAGGTAGATTTTCATTCAATTTTGTAAAATTTCCCAACAAAGAATCATTTCAATTTCATGAATCACAACCTGCTAACATTAAAGAAAATCACAAGATTAATATTAAACCAAACACAAATAAATTTTTACTTTTCATCATAAAATCTATTTAAATAAATAAAAAATCTGACTAAACATCTGATAATAACTTACACTAAAAAAGCAAGTATTTCAATAATTTTAACCATTGACATTTATAAAAAAATCATTAATATTTTTATTACATAAACAAATATAAAAACTCATACGCTTATGAAAAATTTTTGGATTTATTTATTGGTGCTAATTACATGTGGCATCGGAGCTTTAGTTTTCGCTGCTATGATAAGAAACTCACTTTGGTGGTCTTTTGCTCTTCTATTTCCCGTTCCTAATTGGTGGGTATTTTCATCCCTTTTTGTGGCGCTGATTGCCGAAAAAGCACAATGCAAAACGATTAAAATCCTATTCGCATGCGTTGCTTTCATCGTCTTCTTGATGTTTATCGGAATGGACAGCATCGGTACCACCAGTTTCTTCGGTTTAACCTTTGCTTTGTTCCTAATTCTAAGTGGATTCTCTACCATTAGATTAATCTACATGATTAGCAACAAGAAAGCAAAGCAAGAATTAATAGCAGAGGAAAACCAAGAACCTGAAGAAAAATAGTAGAATATGGAACAGATTATTAATTAAAAGTCGGTATAAGCATTCTTGTACCGATTTTTTTTGAAAAATTTTATACAATTTTCCTATTGACTATAAAGTGTTTTTAAATAAAAATATAAGGGTATTTTAATTCATTTATCTTCAATGAATGGAAAAAATAACACCATCAAAATGACCGAAAAAGAAAATATGAATACCAAACGAAGAAACGCAGGGGAGTCTTGCTTCCAATTTTGAGCAGGACAACCCAATCCCAAACTGGGAAAAATTCAAAATTGAAGATATTGCAAAAGTAAAACTATGATGGGAATCTATTGTATTGAAAGAAGTACTAAAAGACGAAAATGGTCGTAATTACATGAATATCCAATGAAGAAAATATTATGAATACAAATGAACTGGAGCAATCCCCAAGTCAATATACATACCTAGATGAAATTCCATATTTATCTGAGATAAAATGTCTACATTACCATATTGGGAATGAGTATTTATCAAATGTATAAATGAATCGTGAGAAACTATTCATATGGAACAACGTAAAACTAGATATAATGCATGAGATAAATCTATGCATATGGAAAAACTTTATAAATGTGCTACATATTTGCCTAGCGAAACTATCGTAGTAGTTAAAAAGAGCTGAACTGTGTATAGAATAAAAAAGCCTTTGATTGATAGATATTTAAATGGAGAAGCTAATGAGGAAGAGATATCAATCATCGAATATACAATAAGAAAGAATCCAGAATTCTGTGCTTATATGGAAGATTTAAAAGATAGACAAAAACAAAATCAATCATAATGTCATGAATTCTATTCCAGCAACCTGTCCCATACAAATGGGTCAAGGAGGCCTTTATCAAGGTCATTGATGAGTATTTACCTAATGCAAAATTTAAAAAAGAAGAATTGAATAATTGGAAAAAGTATCTTGATTACATTGCCAATCAAGAATATCCATTCATCACTGATAGGATATCTAATAGCTTTTTCAAAGATGTAAGTACATACCTGGAACTCCAGGGTATACCGAATCAACCAGTTCTGAATCTCTATGACGGAATCGACAATGTCCAAACCGACGTAAGGATTTATGATGACTATCCAATCAAAGGAATTTTCATGACTCCTGAAATCCAAAATTCATCTTCAAAACTTAAAAAGTCTGAAGAAAGACTTGGTCGCTGTATCAAAACCATTGTAGACACAAAATCTGCATTAGAATGTGCTAAAAATGCTCACAAAAAATGCTCCTAGTTTTTCTACGGAGCTTTTTTATATAAAAAAACTAGCGAAATGGCCAAAACCAACCGCTAGTAAATTTAATAGACTCGCAAAATTTATACATTCACGAGCGCTTCACAAACTTCATTCCAGCTTTGAAATCCCTTTAAATCTTTGTAATAACGTTCCATATGGTAATTACCAATTTTCCTTGGATTTCCGCCTGAAACCGTTTTAGTCGAATAAATACCTAAATAAACCTTTCTAGGTTCACTTTCAGGTTTTTTCATCTCCATACGATAAACAGACTTAGATGCAAGATCCTTACACAAAAGACAAAGGTTGTCACCATCTATAAAAGCAGAACTCGTCAAATAAGATCGATTGGATAATGAATCCACATAACGACTTGCAGAATCCCAGACATCAGGTCCTAAATCCAAAATTTCTTGCTTCGTTAATTTGGTAACCTTAAGCTCAGAAATTGGTTGAGATACGAACACTCTAAGATCCTGGCGATGAAAACGAGATTTGTGCTTTACATCACCGCAAGACTCTTGCAACTTCTTGAAAGCATCCTTGAATGCCTCACAGTTACACTCAAAGCTTTGAACATTTTTGCCACAGAAAGGACAGTCATACGTTTCAAACATGTAGATTTCTACATTCTTGTAAGGATGAAGAAATTCATCAGTATCCTTACCTGGGAAAGTTCTAACGAATGGTGCAGCTAAACGCACCATAAAAGAATCTTTAATATACTCCATAAGCCACTAAAATTTGTTGTTTTTTTGTTTAGCCGACTCAATATAATGATTCGCAACTTAATATCAATAAATCTTTACATTTTTCATTATTTTATATATAATAATAAATCTGATCTTTAAAGAAGATAAATAAAACCTAGTTATAAACTAGAATATTCCTCCAAAACAGGGGAGTTTAGCATATTTTTCACCCTAAAACCACTTTTTTTCAATCTATTCTGCACCATTTACCCAATTTTTTTCAAATAATTTCGTTATTTTTTCAAAAAAACCAGCAAAAACAAGCAGAAATCAGACCTCAAAAAACCCTGAATTTTTCATATATTTTTACTTTGCACAATGATACACTCGCAAATCGCGAAATCAAACTGCACTAATTGAATATAAGAGCTTCAGACTTAATGGTCTGGAGCTTTTTTTAAACCTTCTATCACACAAAATATAAGGTTCTACCGAATAGAAAAAGCACAGATTAAGGGTTTTGCATACAGCATTAATCTATAACAGTGCTGTAGAAAGGAAAATGCGAAACCGCCTGACTACAGTACTCTTATAGATTGGTGCTTTTGAAACTCAAAACAAAAAGAGAAGAAGGCTGATCTACAAAGAGACTAGCCTTTTATTTTCTATAGGTTCTACCATGAAGATTGTTAGCAAATGAAATGGTCGCAACTACTACGGATATGAAACTACCAAATCAAATCCAGTAGAAGTTGTAAAGGAAGGTGGGTGTTTCTATTTAGCCAAGCATGTCATCGGAAAATGATTAACGGCTATCTAAAATCCCATAAAAAAATTTACATTAATCAAGTAGGAAAAAACGATGAGACTTAGAATCTCAGATGAAATTATTGAGATAGCTAAAAGACATCAAGATGTAGATGAAAGAATAAAAATCTATTGAAAAGCTGTGCTATATGCTATTGAGAAAGAAATTGTTGATGAAAGAATGTCTGAATATCTAGACCCTAACACGAGAAGAAGTAGAAACATGAAATGAAAACAAAATAGACTGGGACACACTATAATTAAGAGTGGGACACACTTAAAAAAAAGAGTGGGACAGACTAAAAATAAGAGTGGGACAGACTTAAATTTAAGTGTGGGACACACTAAAAATAGCAAGGCAACAAGCAAGAAAAATCAGATTTCAGAAGAGGCTTTGGCTATATATATAAGTAATAATAATTTATTATATAGTATAGTATGTAAGTATATAGAGAGTAATAAATGATACTGATCTATAGCATATCAAATAAATAAACAATGAAAAGAAAAATATATCTATAGCCAAATGAAAGAAGCTGAAAAAGTAATTAAAGAAATCTGATTAAAAAATCTCAAAGATATTCTTGAATTTATATCTAAAGATGACTTCCGAAGTAAACAAATCCTATCAATAGCTAAACTCAATAGAAAAAACAAAGATGGAGTGCCTTATCATGTAGTGATAATGGATAAAATGAAACCACAGAAACTAATACAGGAAAGGCAACAGAGAGCTATCGAATTACACAACCAAAAGATAGCTGAACAAATCAAATCTTTTAAATCAGAAATAAACGGAAATGAACAAACTGGAAATCAAGAAGGAAACTATAACCGAAGAGAAAATATCAGCCTTAGTTAATTTCCTTGATACATGAGTCGTTCCTGAATGATGGAGTGAAAGTAGATTAGCAATATTCTATGGACAACTCAGAGCAAACTGAACGAAACTAGATAAAGCTGAAGAACGGTTAGAAAAGGACATACAGAAGAAAAGAGACAGTTATAAATGGAGAATCCTTAACGAGATAAAAAAGTGAAATGAAGACATGAAGAATGAAAATGGATGATGATACAATCCTTACAAATATGAGATTGTGAATGTTAAAAGTTGGGAACACTGAAGGACAATGCAAATCTGATTTAGAGATATTGATATCGATTGAAAAACTAAACGAAGGTACTCAGTACTGATTGAAGAAATTTACAATCCTGATTTCTTTAAAGAAATGTTGGAGAAATATGCTCCACATGTAGAAAATTTATAAACTAATTGATTCTAAAAAATGGCAAAGACAGCAAAAATTACAGAAATTTGAAAGAGTTACTCTTTCGAGTCTAAATTCTGAACGAGATGGAATATCAAAATCAAATTAGATGATGGAACTGAATGATCTATCATCAAAGAAAAAGAAGATGCATTAAAAGTTGGAGATGAAATAACATACGAAACTACAGAAGATGATTACTGAGTACATATAAAACAGATTCAACAGAAAAAATGATACAGTTACAGTAAATGAAATTCAGATAAGGTGTTGTTAATCACAAAAGCTATGGAGCTAGCAGTACAGATGAAGATTAATGATAAAACAGAGTCTATAACAAACAACTTTCAAACTATTTTAGACTTAATGACTAAGGCAAATGGATAGAATATTGCGATTTGACATTGAAACGTGTCCTGAAGTTACAACGGAGGTTGAATGGGCAACGTATCCTAAAAGATCATGTTGGGAGAAGAAAGCAGAAACAAATCCTGAAATAGATGGAAGTTTCAAATCTTATCTCAAGAAAGCATGAATTTATCCAGAATTTTCAAGAGTTGTTTGTGTAAGTTTCAAAGTAGATGGCCATGTAAATACAGTTATTGGTAGAGATGAACGAGGTTTATTAGCTGAAGTAAATTCAGTATTTAGAAATTGGCAATGAAAACTTGGATGATTCAATATCTATAACTTCGATATTCCTTTCCTATGGAAGAGAATGATTATTAATCGTTACGAGCCTGCTATGAAGTTATGCATCGCAGATATTAAACCTCGAGAAATGGAAAATAATATCGTGGATGTAATGCAGATATGGAAACAAACATCATTTGGATGCTCGCTTGATTTACTTTCTCAGACTTTACTTTGAGATAGTCCGAAATCAGATGGGGCAGGAGACATGGTGGCAAGTGCTTGGAAGTCTGAAAATTACGATTGGATTAAAAAATATTGTGAATGAGACGTGGATTTCACGATCAGATGTTACAACAGAATTAAACATCCTGTAGAAGTTATATATGAGCCTGAATCTGAACCTGAAGAAGTACCATTTAAAGATGATAAAGTCGAAGAAGCAGTCGAGAAATTAAGAGAAAATGAAGTTACAGAAGAACAGCTTAAAGCATTTGATGAATGAATCGAAGAAAGAAAAGAAGAGGCAAAAGCCAAAGCAGAAGAAAAAATGAATGAACCTATAGAAGAAGCTCCTTTACCTTTCTAAAGCAATCATAAATGACTGATGAAGAAGCTAAAAAGTTTGAACAGATGATAGATAAAAAGCGAGATAAAGTCAGGCAAATGACAGAAGAAGATACTGTCAAATCTATGGAAAGAAAGCTAAAAGATGTAAAACCCTTGTATAAATGGAGGGTATGGAAGAAGTGAAAACGAGTTCTCGTTTACAAGCCATATCCTCCTGATGAATACCATAAACGAAAATAATCATTTATCCCTTATTAAAAACGAAAGATGGACTTATTTGAAAACATTAAAGACTTATCAGAGGCAAGAGACCTCTTGGCAATGATTCAGAACGATCCACAAACAATTTGTGAGCAATACTGAATTGAAATGGATGATATTTACGCTGTGGAAGAAGAAGTTACAGCGAGAATAAACGCTATTGAAGAGAAAGATATCAAAAGATATGTCGAATATAAACTCTCAATAGTGAATGATGCAGAAATGAGAAAAGCATGAATTAAACAAGAAATTGAAAGATTACAAAAATTACTGGAGACAGTCGAGAAAGAATGAGAAAAAGCCAAAAAGAGTATCGACTGGATCATGAAAGCAACGAAAACAGAAAAGTTGGAGACTTCGTTGAATAACCTTTCATATCGTAAATCAGAATCAGTTTCAATTCTTGATGAGGCACTAATTCCTGAAGAATATTGGAAAGAAAAAGTGACAAAATCTATCGATAAAGTCAGCATTAAAGAAGCTATCAAAAGCTGAAAGGATGTAGCAGGAGCTAGTATCGAAGAAAAGCAAAATCTACAGATTAAATAACCGACTGGAAGTTACCACACTCATAAAAACAAAAACAAAAAAATCTTTTATTCTTTACAAACAAACATGAACAAAACAACAAAAATTATCTTAGCGATTTTAATTGCGATAATCATTTGACTTGTTTGATATGCAATAGCAAGCCATCAAAAAGTAAATGCACAGCAAGAAATTATTGATAAACAACAGCCAATAATAGATACGGTTTGAAGAATAGATGAATTAGGAAGATTAATAGAAATGTCACAAAACGATTACAACGAATATCTAAAAGCAAAAGTAGAGTGCCAGGCACATCGAGATGAAAAAATGAATGAAGCTCATGAAAAAGCTGATTGATTCAGACAGGAACAGGAAGAATTAATGGGTTTTCTAATGAGCAGATAAGCTCTGACAAAAATCCAGTTGAAGAATATACGGCTGAAGAAAAAGAAATTATCGAAATGGTAAATTGAGCTATGCAAGAGGCAGAAAATAGAGTCACTAAAAAAATAACACATAAGTGATTCGCTGAAGATAGCATAGTTCAGCAGTATGTCCAGTATGCTTATGAGATAGGATGAATGGATCTAGTAACTACTATCGAATGTGAAAACTGAACATGGAATATGTACAGACAAAGCGATGTAGTAAGAAACTGAAAAAGAGAAGAAAGTTACTGATTTTGTCAGGTACATAGACCAGACCATAAAGAAATAGTAGATAATCCATTATTCCGAAGTGATTGGAAATGGCAATTAGACAGATGTAAAGAACTATTGGAATGATGAACGATATTTTACGGAAGAAACACAAGGAAAATTAACAAAATTCCATGTCCAAAGTATGTAGAAAGCAGATTTATATTAACTGATAAATAAAAATGTGAAACAAAATAATTCGAGTCTTAGCAACTACAGCAACGATAATGATTATATGATTCTGAATCCGAATAAAGCGAGAACTTAGTCTGCCAGTTAGTCCCTTTTAATTCTTAATCATATTACACATGCTAACAACTATCGTATTAATTGTGATTGCGTGAATGTTGATTTATCTAGGATTTGTCATCTGAGATGCAGTAACATGGAATCGTTACTTTAAGGAGAAAAAAGAACTCCTAAAAGAGATTGACTGGTGGATAGACAAATTTAATGACTGCTCAGATGATTTGAAGTCAGTCAAAAACGAGCTGAAAGATGTTATCGAAGAAAAAGAAAAAGTAGAAGCCCAATACTTTATACTCCAAACTAAAGCTGAGAATTTAGAGAAAGAAAGAATTTTGACAATAGCTGAAGCAAATAAAAAGATGATAACTCAGTTATATGAAGTAGATGGACTCTCTCTAAAAGCAATCGCAACTATTATTTGATGTGGATCAAGCACGATTCAAAGAGCAGTAAAAAAACGAGGTCTTGTTAGAGAAAAATAAAAAGTCACAGGTGTGAGTTGGTTGCATTTTGTAACCATCTCATAGGGATATTAACCGCTCACCCTCCTACGAAGTGGTTTATCCCTATGAGGTAATACTCACTCTAAGCGGATGGAGGTACATCCTGAAGGTCTTTGAATGAGCCGTGAGCCAACACGTAAAAACACTGAGCTTGTTGGTAATTGCTAGTTTCAGCAATTTAAAAACATAGAAACTCCCAAAATCAGAAAAAGTTTTTCTCTTAAATGCAAGCGAAAATCCTGCAAGCTCAAAAAATAAGAAACCAAACTGACCTAAGCAAGTCAAAAAACTGTTAGCAGTTTACTTATATCGTGAGGTATAGGTGGGGTGACCAAAGACATCCTTTCATGAAACTGTGGCTGACAGCCGTATATGTCAGGCGTTATGTAGATAAAATAATAAAATACACTAATTAACACTTAACGGTCTGTATGTCATGTTTGGCAGGTGTGATACGGCACACCTTATAATGCGGAGTAATCCGACGGTCTAGGATGTCAGACTCATAATCTGATTATAGGTGGTTCAATTCCACTCTCCGCAAAATTTAAACGGTTCGCCAAAACCAAAACAAAGGTCGCCAAACACAGATTTTTATTCTTTTATTCTGATAAACATGGGAAAAACGGAAGCAATGTACATCACTCCAGAAGATGTATTACAAAATCAAACGGAAGAATTCTTTGATTTTGAATTTAAGATGGTTGCAGGACAGCCAGTAGAATGTACCTACAAAGGAGAAAAAGTAGATGAAAATTTAGGAGCGTGACTATTTCTAGTCAGGGAGTATTATCTCAAAAAATGTGATAAACTCAAAAATGTAAAAGCTGAAATGAAAAGGAAACAAGAGAAATATAAATCAGACTTAGAAGCATGGATACATTCTAAACATTGCTATCAATCGGCGATAGAGCATATAACTAATCAAAGTAACCATTGGAAATATACAGTCAGAGCATTCGAGCAGTTGGCAAAAGCCAATGAGAATACACAAAAGGAAATAGAGAAAGATAAAAAGCAAAAATTTAGCATTTGAAAAGAGGAATAATGAGTAAGAAAGATAGATATATTGAAACATTGAACCGAATAAATGAACAAATCGCTTATTATATGAAAGAATGATTTACTCCATTAAATCCAAGAGAACATTTATTCGAGCTGTTAGGTTGGAGAAATTATCTATCATATTGAGCATGAACTGAATCAGAGAGATTAAAGAAATTCAAACAGAGTAACGCCGAATATACATTATTGTATATGAGAAATCTAAAAGATTTATTAAATAAATAAAACAAAATGCGGTTTTGGATGACATGTCAGATTAAACACATTATAGGATATCCGAAATTCAAAAAGAAATTTGAAAAAGTATGGGGAGAATTACCAAGCCATAGAGCTAAAAAGAAATTGAAAAGCTGTCGGCATTACTTGGTAAATAATGATATAGAATCAGCATGGCATTTTTATTTACAGTTGTATGATTGCTATGAAGAAGGACACGCCGAGCAGTAATAAACCATTTGAAAGGGGATTGTATCAAAGTTTATGTGAATGATTGTCTATGAATACAGCATTTACAAACTTCTTGGAGATAGTGATTATCTCCGTGCTGAATGTGAATCCTGCGATACAGTGATCTGATAGATGGAAAGAAAGAGAGGAAAGATACAAAATGCTACTCGATACATGGAGAGATAAAACAATTCCTGTAACAATGCTATCAGATTTAGTCCAACTCATGCAGGAAAACCACGAAGAAAAGAAAGATATAATTTGAGAAATGTATGAGGACTTTATATGTCAGTGAGAGCATTGACAATTCTTTACTCCACCGCATATAGCTGATTTCATGGCAAAAATAATCGAAGTAGAAGAAGTAGAAAGCTGAAATAGTGTAGTAGATATAGCTTGTGGAAGTGGTAAGTTGCTTATGTGAGCTTTGAAAAATAATCCACGAGTAAATCTGATAGGAGTAGATATAGACCGTAGGTGTGCTATGATGGCAACGATAAACTGTTTATTCTATGGTGGTTGTGGGACATTTTTAGTAGGGAATACATTATGTAATGAGTATGAAACATGATGGAAAGTATCCTACTGAATGCTCTATGAGATACCGAGAGAAGAATTAGACCAAGTTAGATTCGATAAGAAAGCAAAAAATGAAGAGAAAAGTCAGTCAGTTCCGTTAGAAAAAGTTGAAGAATTGACGGAGAATTTAAAAACCTATGAAGTGCAAGGTGCAATACAAAAATCTTTATTTTAAATCAAATCAAGATGGAAAAACTACTAAACTTATTAAATGAATATGACGATGGAGAGTGAGTGGATCTATACGAGTGGCATATAGAATGAGAAGATATTATTTGATATAATCGATTTTGGTGAGGATATGAGACAATAGATGTATCAAGAAGTGTGATAATCAGCAAGCGATACTGATTTATAGAGCGATTAGTAAAAAAGGATAAGATAGATACATTTAAACTTTTAGGGAAATGGTTTGATACTCAAAAATGATATGAGCGAGAACATTATCATACTGTTAGTGAATGAAATACTGATTTATTGCTCATGTTATCAAATATCCAAAATAATCCAATAGAACTTTTAATTACATTATTGAGGTAATCATGGCTAAAAATAATGATTTAAGACCTGAAGACTTTGAACGTGTGGCAAAAATAATAGAGCTAAAATGAGAGATAGACGATCTAAAAGAAATTATAAGGGGAAAAGATAGTTATATTGTATGGTTAGAAAAAGAAAACGAGGAACTGAAAAATAAACTAAGTAAACGAGAACAAGGAGAATTTAGGTACTTCTGAAATGATGGAGAAACAGACATTTACGAAGAAGTTAAGTAATTCGGGAATTCCGAATTTGTTATAATCAGACTTTTATATTATTTACCTAAAGGAAATGTTTAAATTCCGACTACGATTTCAGATAACTGCAACAGCCTTAATGATATGTTTAGCACATAATGCGAAAGCTGAATGAGAATTAGAATATAATCCTACACCAACAGTTATGACTACAAAACAAATAATTACTTATGGAGTATTTCTACCTTTACCAACAATAGTATTTTGTATGGTAGATTATGAGAATATTTAATCAGACTTTTATATTATTTACCTATGGAGAGAATGAAACATACAGGAGATTATGAACTAGATGAAATAAATATGTTAGAGCAAGAATGTGCAGATTTAGAAGAAGAAAATAAGAGGTTAGAAGAAGAAAATAGAAAGCTGAATGAGGAGATACAGAGATTTAAGGATAATGCTATGCAAGATATGAGAGAGATTACAGAATTAGAAGAAGAAAATAGAAAGCTGAAAGCAAGATTAGACATATATGAATGAAAGATACAAACAGCCTGAATGTAATCAGACTTTTATATTATTTACCTAAAGGGAATGACTAAAAAAGAAGAAAAGGAATCTAAATGAATAGATAATATACGAGATTATATACGAGGTCTATCAATAGCAATTCTGTTTATAGTGTTTATGCAGATTTGATATTATGGTGGCTACAATATGGCAAAGACAGAAGACACTTTAATGTGTGTCAGAGATTGTATGCCTTATCCTTATGAATAATCAGACTTTTATATTATTTACCTAAAGGAAATGGAAAAGAAAGAAAAGAAATCTGAATGAAAGCAACAAATCTATTATATTAAAGTCTGAACTTTCAGAAGAACATTAGAGCTTAGAATATGATGAGGAAAAGAAGACTGTGAGAAAGTATGAATGGACTATAATCTGACTTGATGATTTTACTACTTTGATGAGGAGAATAACTGTAATGTAATATGGCTTAGAGATTATAACCTGAATACTCTAATTCACGAGCTTATACATTGCTTAGAGAATATGTGTGAGCAAGTAGGATTAGAAATGAAATGAGAGCCTATTGCATATATGTATGAAGAAATGTTTACTAGAATTATGAATGAATGCTGAGATAAATTCAAGCTAGACAAGAATACTAAAGAATATTTTAGAACTTAATTATATCAGAATGGAGAAAATGAAACTAATTTGAATATATAGTGATGGTATTAAGTATGGATATGCAGTATTCCAATGAGAATGAAAGATAAAAGTTAAGGAATATATAGTAAAATGAACTTTTATTTGATGAATTTCATTTGAGCCTACACTAAAGAGCTATACATTAGAAAGTGAAGAAATGAATTTATGAGAGGTTAATATAAAGAATATTCAAGAGTTTTGTAATAGTGTAACTAAAGACTAATCAGTTTTATATTATCACTTATGGATAGAATGACAAAATGAGAATGAATGACACCAGAAGAATATTATAGAAAATATAGAAACTAATCAGACTTTTATATTATTTATCATTAAAAATGGAAAAAGAAAAATCTGAATTAGAACTATTTAAGAATAGGATTAAAGGATATTTTACATCTTGTAGATGGCAGAATATTTGAGAATTAGTAGATAAACCTGCTAAGAATATCCAAAAATTATTTGATGATGTTTCTTGACTTAAATTTGATATTCATTGGTTAGTTATATTTCATTGGGTATTGAAGAAGAAACAGAAAGAGCTTAATAATCTTATAGAGGATATTGAAGAATATTTAGAAAGATAATCAGACTTTTATATTATTTACCTATGGAGATGACTAAAAAAGAAGAAAAGAAATCTGAAAGAGAAATAGATTTAGAACAAACTATTGACACTTTGAAGAAAAGAATGAGCGAATATGAATTTGAATATGATAAAAAGCAGAAACAAGTAAAATTCTTAGAAGAAGAAAATAAAAAGCTGAAAGAAGAAAATGAGAGATTAAAATCTGAATGATTACAACTAAAGATAGAAAAAATAGATTATGAATTCCCAGACTTAGAGAGATGAGATGTTGTAATATTCTGAGATGAAAAACATTGATTACAGCTCTGAATTATAAAGAGCAATTATGTAGACCACAATACAGATTATTCTTGGAATTATGTCCAGACAGGAAGTAAAGAAGTCTGACTGAACAGAGAGAAATGAAAAGAAATCTTAGAAGACATATATACTCCAGATATATATTGTAAGATAACAGGAGAATGAGCAGATAAACTAAGAGAGTGGATAGATTACAATTTATTATAATCAGATTTTTATATATTTATAATTAAAACATGGTAGTACCTATAACACACACAGAAGTAGTACCTATGACTAATTGTTGAGAATGATATGTATTTGTAAAACTTAACTGAAACGCACGAAAATGTATGCAAGAGGCAGAATATAATCAACGCTTAGAAGAACGGAATAAAGAATCATCAATTATTGCTATAGGTTTTATCGTTATTATTGTTATTGTGATAATAATTGGAGTAATTTGTGGCAGAAAATAATCAGATTTTTATATTTTTTTCATATAATCATGGAACAGAAAAAAGAAACAACAAATGAGTTAGAGCAACTCAAAAAAGAAAATGCTGAATTAAAAAAACAGCTAGAGATAGAAAAGCTCAGAGCGGAGAATAAAAAGCTCCAAGAGGAAATCGATGATATAAGGAATCCTAAGCCATCGGTTACTTTGTGATCATGATCTAATATCACATTGACACCTAGTGTACCTTATCCACCTACACAGTCTTATCCTTATCCTTGATATCCACAACCACCACAGAGTTCATTTACTTATGCAACGAGTCCAGATCATCCTATGAATAAAGCTATACCTTGTTAATTTATCTAATTTATCAAATAAAATGATAAAAAAATTACTGCGAGCATTACTGATATTCTTACTGATATTGTCAGTCAGTCTAAACTTCTTTCAATGGAGTAATCAGGCTGTCACATGTGAGAATATTAATACACATTGGAAATCAGAATTATTATATTTCTTAGGACATAAACACCTAGACTGAAATAAAAACTGAATTCCGTGTGAAAATTTACTTGAAACAAAATAAAAAACTTATGGAATGCATGAACTGTGGCAAGAAAAGTGATAGGAGCAGATTATGCAGAGCATGTAGAAAAGAAAAAGAAACTGCAGGAGCGATTGTTAGTCAGAACAAATCGAAATTAAAGAAGTTATTGAATAGTCATTGTTACGATTCAGAACGATTTATAAAGTTCAATCTATACACAAATAATATCAATAACTATGGTAAAATTCTGATGAAATATAAACAGACGGAGACAATCTGAATGTGGATAAAAATAATCAATTCCTGCAGTGTGATAGTCTGATTCTTTGGATTATTATTTGCATTTGAAGTTGCTCTTGTTTCTTGCTAAAATATTTATATCTTACTGATATTTATATGAAGGTTTCGCATTATGAAAAAGTGGCAAAATATTGCTGTAAAAATTCTGTACATATTAACATGAATAGTTGCGTTAATATGACTTTATTTTGCATTTGAGATAATTATCGTGAATCGATAAATTTATTCACTAAAATTTTGTAAAAATGGAGAAAAAAACGAAAGCATGTCCTTTTTGCTGAGAGGAGATTTTACGAGAAGCTAAAAAATGTAAACATTGCGGAGAGTTTATAGAAAATAAGAATGAAGAGACAATAGAAGAAAACACAAAGCAAGTCTCAGGATGTAAGAAATTCTTAATTGTAGTGTGATTTGTTATATTTTGTATCCTCTTACTTTGGGGAATGGTATTACTGACCAATTCAGCTACATGAGGAAGTAAAGATTTAAAGACTTGTGAACGTCGATTACAGGAAAAATACGGAGATAGTGTTTATATGAAAGACATAGATATACAGAGAGCTGAATGAATAAAGGCTATAGTTTGAGAATTTGATAAATGAGGGAAACATGATTTCGCTTGTGTTAAAGATTTAACTGGGAAGAAATGAAAGAATCGTAATTGATTCTATATGCTTTCGGTAGATAATAAAGTAATATCAGCGGAATAACCAAAAACTAACACTTTTATAAATCTGAGTATATTACACTCAGATTTTTATTATTTTCTCAAAATAATCATGGCAGATGATGCATTAAAAGTAAAAGTTCAGTTAGAGGCAACAACAGATACTAAACAGGTACAGAAAGAAGCAACAGAAGTGGCTGATACTGCACAGAAAACACTTGATAAAAAACAATTAAAGCTCAAAATAGACGATAATTTAAAGGATCTAAAAAAGAAATTAGAAGAAACAAGGGTTGCTTATGAAAACTTGTTGAACCAACCTATGAATTGAACTACTAATCAGCAGTTAGAGAAGTTGGAAGATCAGATGGAAGATTTGAGAAATGAGATAAAGGAGAATGAAAAGGCTCTAAGTGATTTATGATGAACTGGAAATAAACTCTGAAACACATTCAAAAGTTTAGTAGGAAGAATAACGGCATTATGAGCTGCTATGAAAGTTTTTCAGACATTAAAGAAAATGTTTGTAGATTTTCAAGAATCTCAGAAGACATTGGTACAGGCTACTGGTGCGAGTGGTGATGCTCTAAGGCAACTTTCAGACGATATGTTGGCAGTACAAGGGAAAGTATGGCAAAGTCAGTGAGAAATAGCAACAGCAGTTGGAGAATTGAATACAAGGCTCTGATTGACAGGTCAAGAATTACAAGATTTTTCTACAAAATATCTAAAATTCGCTTCTGTTACGTGACAGGATGTAAAATCAGCAATAGAAGGTAATGTAAAAATGTTTTCTATTTGGGGGATCACTGCTAAACAGCAAGCTGAATATTTAGATAAACTTACTAGGGCTGGACAATTAACATGAATTAGTGTTCAGAATTTAACAAATCAATTACAGACAAATGCTCCAGTTCTTCAGGAATTATGATTTAGCTTAGATGATTCAATAGCTTTATTAAGTAATTTTGAGCAAGCATGAGTTGAAGCCTCACAGGTTTTACAATCAATGAAAATATGATTGAAGAATTTGGCTGATGAATGAATTTCTCCTGCTCAGAATTTAGAAGATGTTATTAGATGAGTGCAGGATTGAACGATAGATTTGAACGAAGCAATGGAGATTTTTTGAAGTAGATGAGGTGTGGCTATGTATAATGCTATCAAGGATGGGACTTTCCAATTATGATTAATGAAAGACGCTCTTGAAGATGTAAATTGAACTGTAGAGAAAACTTTTGAAAATATGGAAACATGGTGAGATTTGTTTGGTAGAATTTGGGAAGATGCTAAAAGTGAGGTTACAGAATTTGCAGACGATAGCTTTAATAACTTTAAAAATATAATAGATTATAATAAGCAACGATATAATTCAGTAAAGGAATTAGCAAATGGAAATGCACTTTTACTACCACACCTTGACGCTACAACGTGAAAACTTGATGGAGTACAGGTTAAGTTAAAAGATAATGTAGTTGCACAAAGGGAATTAGAAAAGGTAGAAAAAGAAATAACTGAAACTATGGCTCAATATAATGACGCAGTACAAAAAGCTAACGATAACTTGAAAGCTTTTTTAAAGGTAAAAGCCGACCAGTCTGCGACGAGAGCCGATTTTGAAGCCACAAGACAAAAAGCCTTAGAAACATCCTCTGCACTTTCAACCTTGTTAGGTAAACTTTCCGAATTATCTAGCAAAAAAATATCTTTAAAACAAACATTAGGATTAGAAGTCGGAGAAAATCTAAAAAAATGACTTAACGAAGTAAACAGTCTGTGGGGGAAGATTAAAGAAAATATTACTAACTTACGAAATAGCGAATACTCGTGAAAAGACGGTGGTGGATGATGAGGTAGTAAAAAATCAAAAGCTGAAGAAATGTTAGAGAGTTTTGATAAAGAATTGGAAACTACACGAACTAATTTGGATAATTTAAGGAAAGAACATCAAACAACATATGATAATATTCAGAAGAATATCGAAAAAGCTGAAAAAGAATATGATAAACTCAGAGAAACTGCAGCAAAAACATGGAAAGATGCTGAGAAATCTATCAGAAGTTATAATGAACAATTAGAGAAAAATCAGAGTGACGCTATTAGAAATCTAGGTCAAAGATATGTAGAACTCAAGAAAGACCTAATTTGAGTAGATGAATACATGGAAAGAATAGCGAATTCACTATCACGAAAAGAAATTGAATCTTTACAAAGTTGATGAGAAAGTGATTATGGATGATATGATCTAAAAAATCTGATTGAATTAAAAGAAAAATTAGAGGAATTAAAACTTATAGAAGAAAATACAACAGAAGAACAAAGAAAGTCTGCAGATTTCACAGAGAAAACAAGCAAAGCACAGGAAATTATAAATAATATGAAGGAGAAAGAAAAAGATTTGGAAGAGAAAAAAGCTGCAGCAATGGAAAAACAAGCTATTGCTCAAGCCATGATGAATCAAGAAAATTGAAAGCAATATATTAAAACAGTCGAATGAAAGGGTACTTGGTATTATGATGAAGTAAAGAAACAGTGGCAACAAATATTAGATGAAGATAATATTGAATATGCAAAACAACTAGAGAATCAGGCAACGAATTTAAACGATCAGTTAAAGCAATATAAAGATGAAAAAGATAATGAAGTGGAGATTTTATCAGGGATAATATCACAAAAAACACAATTAGAAAATACATATCATACTCTCTATGAGAAGAATCTAAAGGATGAAGAAAAATTACTGGATAATGCAATAATAAAATCTCAAAAATTATTAGATTTAAGGAAAGAATATTTGAGTTTATGAGGCACACTAACTCAGAAAGCTTATTGATGAACATTACTAAATTGACAAGCAAGTCTAGTATGAGAAAACTGACCAGAGCAGATAATAGCAAGGACAGCTAGTTATGTACAGCCAAGAAATGCTAGTAATAGTTATTCAACAGTAAACAATACAACTGATAATTCATTCAGCATTAATTGAATGCAGATAAACGTAAATAATGTCGATGATTTCTTAGATGAATTAAGGCAGAGAATGACATACAGAAAATAGCTTGATTAAATAGGAATAATCTGTATAAATAAATTACATAATATTTCATAATTCGTGAGAAAGTCTGGGTAGAAATATCCAGATTTTTTCAAATATTTCTCTTGAAATAATACAAAATAATGCTACTTTATAAGTGTGTGATAGATAAATAACGGTAGAACCACTTTATAAAGTGGCTTTTTGCGTTATGGTAAACAAAATCTGACAAAAACATAAAAGGAGAATCGCTAACTGATGAAGTGAGCTGATTACCTTTGAACAAAAACGGAAGATGAATAAAGGGAAATCTGACCTTACAGGTAAATTTTATCATAAGGAAGATTTACAGTCCTTTCAGTTCGCCCATGCCTTACCTAAAGGGACTTATCCTTTATACAGAAACAATGTAAACAATATCGTTTTCGTAGATTCTATCGAACAGCATGAACGAGTAGATGCAATGGTGAGAGGTAGAAAATACGAAATCGAATTGAAAGTTAAGGAGTGAACGTTGATTACTTGGTTGAAGTATCAGCGATTTTTATTTATTCAAAAAAATAATCATGAAAGGATTTAGACAACCAAAAGAGCCGAGCAAGGCTGAATTAAAAAAAATTATTCAGAGACAGGAAAGAACGATTAGATGATTAGATGCACAAGTTGAATTGTATAAGAAAATCGCCATGAGATTGAGAAATTGTAAAGATTTGAAAGAGTTGGAAGAATTACGAAAAGCAATGCAAGAAGCAAAAGAAGCAGTGATTTTTGCAGAGAAAAGAGATTGAAAACTCTATGATCCTAAAACATGAGAGGAGTTGGAAACAAATCAAGAATACGATGAAAACGCTGAAGAAATAAACCAAGCAACAGAAGAAAATTCAGATTAATCTTTTTTAAAATTTAAAAACGGAAGCAAATGTCACATCCTAGTGTATGTCCTAAATGCAAATATAACCGACCAATCTTTCTAAGTTATTGTCCGCATTGTAGAGATTTATCTCCTAACGAAAAAGAAAATGCTAGAAAAGAAATTAATAATAAGTTTGACACTATCTTGAAGAATACCAAGCAAAAAAAACAAGAAAATACGAACATGAAGAAGACTGATAAGCTCAAAGGATTACAGGGAGCGAGAAATTCAAAAGCTAAATGAACTAAAAGAGCAAAACCTAAAAGCACTAAATCTAAACGAAAGATTAAGAATAGAGTATAGTTTTTGGATGCCTGACATGAGAAAATCAGATTTATCTAATAAGATTGAGAGTATAAACGACATGCTAGTAAAATATTGATTGCTAGCAGACGATAATCGAGAAATTATTAGTGAATTAAAGGTAAGTTGTAATTGAGTAGATAGGACACATCCTAGATGTGAGATAGATATTTACTCATTAATACAAACTCAAGGATGAAAACAGTTGACATGAAAGTCGCTGATTTAATCCCATACGAATTCAATAATAAAGTTCATGATAGCGAGCAAGTGAACCGTATAGCCAACAGCATTAAAGAGTTCTGATTTACACAGCCAATAGTAGTAGATCAGAATAATGTGGTGATTATTGGACATGGTAGATTACTTGCGGCGATAAAGTTATGACTGGAGATAGTTCCAGTAGTAAAAATGGAAAATTTAACAGAAACACAAATAAAAAAGCTGAGAATATTGGATAATAAACTGAATGAAAGCGAACGAGACGATAAAAATTTAAGATTAGAATTAGAAGAGTTGGATTTTGATTTAAGTATCTGAGATATTGAATTAAAGTCTGAGGAATTATTTCCATTAAAGATAGAAAGGATTCCATTTGTAAATCAGGAGATAGATATGGAAGAGTTAGGAGAATTTGAATGTAAATGTCCGAAATGCTGATTTGAATTTAATTTGGATAACTAAGAAGCAAATGGAGTACAAATGGGAATTGAAAGACTTGGAGAAAGTCGAACACAACGGATATAAAGTATTTAGTTGTTTCTCCTGCGGTGGTTGAAGTAGTATGTGATATAAGAATGCAGGATATGAAGTAATAGGAACATGTGAGATAGATCCTGAAATGGATGGAGTATATCAAGCGAATTTTCCTACTAAATATCGTTATCTGATGTGAGTACAGGAATTCAAAAATATTCCTAAGAGTGAGTTACCTTCAGACTTATTTGATATTGATCTATTAGATTGAAGTCCACCATGTAGCACATTCTCTGTAGCATGATTAAGAGAAAAGGTATGGTGAAAAGAAAAAGTATTCAGAGAAGGACAAGCAAAGCAAGTGCTAAGTGATTTATTCTTTGATTACTTGGACATAGTAGAAAAGCTAAAGCCAAAAGTAGTAGTAGCAGAGAATGTAAAAGGATTGATAATGTGAAAAGCGAAGTGATATCTGAAAATGATATGTAATAGATTTGAAGAGATATGATATAACGTTCAGATATTCCTATTAAATTGAGCTACAATGTGATTACCGCAGAAAAGGGAACGTGTATTTATAGTTTGACACAGAAAAGAATTTAATCTGCCTAGATTGAAATTAGAGTTCAATGAGAAGCCGATTTTATTCAAAGAGATTCATGATAGAAGCTGAAAGATAGATAGACCGTTAAGGTGAAAATATCTGGAAGTAATGAAATATGCTAAATATTGAGATTGAGCATTAGATAAAGCTGACATGAGATATGAAGGAAAGGGAAACTACTTTAATACACTAATAGTCTATGACGATAAAGTATTGCCAACGATAATCGCAAATAACAAAACAATTGTATGGTGAGAAAATAGGGATTTGAATGATAAAGAGTTGTATTACTGATGAAGTCGACCTAGTGATTATAACTTCTTAAAGGTAAACAAAGTATATCTGATATGAATGAGTGTTCCGCCTTTAATGATGTACAAGGTAAGTAATGAAATCAGGAAACAACGATTAGATTTAATTCATAAGTAATAAATCAATGCCAAAAGCTAAATATGATTGGTCAGAGATAAAGCTGGAATTCTTCCAAAGTGAGTTTGACGAAGTAGATAGCTTTCTCAAGAGAAAATTTGGCGAAAAATTAGCGAAAAGCAGTCTGAAGAACAAAACAAAATGATGGAGTAAGGAGAAACAGGAATATAAACAAAAGATTATTGAGAAAGCATTAAAGAAGAGTGCGGAGAAGAAAGCGAAGGAGTTGGAAGTGCCTATTGAAGCGTTACAGCTTTGAAAGAAAAATGCGTTAGTTTGAATAATGAATGATCTGACAAAAAAGTCAGATAAAATGTCTATGAGTGATAAAGTGAAGTGATTAAATGCTTTAAAAACTGAACTTTGAGAACCAACGACAGTTAGCAAGAATGAAAATATCAATAAAAACGAACCTTTAGACGTTAATGATTTTATCAGAGATTAATTTTTTATATGGAGGCTACTACTTTACAAAAAATCAAAGTATATTTGCACAGTATTAGACCTTTTTTTGTTAATTGAAGTATTAGATTAGTCGCTGAAAACTGAATCTTGAAGGTATATTACAAATCAGCTTTTATTGATTTCAATGTTAAGGAGTGGATTCCGATGAGTGATAAACAAGCATTTGATACTGTTAAACGGTTCTGTTTTAGTGTTTTTTGTGATTATGAGTGGGATTGAAGAACTTTATCAAGCAGAGAAATTTGAATACTTTTGTGAGTATCAAGTGAAGTGGTTAGATGGATGCTTAGTAATATTTACAAGAAAATCAGATTACATGGAGAGCTTTTACAGGAAGAGCAAGAGACTGAGCTTATACACCATCGTAAACAAGAACCAACAAGAAGTCTGATTCAAGAGGAACAGAGCACAGGAAATATTAGAGAAACGCAAAAACGAATTGAAAGACCGCTTTGGTAGAATCAGATTAATTGTGTTGAAGTGAAGACAGATGGGTATAACAACCAACGAAGCTATCAGCTGACTTGATGATGCTGTAATTTTTCCTAACCAAAATATCTGAATTTTAGCACAGGTAGATACTACAAGAGACGAGATTTTTGATAAAGTTAAAACAGCATATCTTAAACTTCCTGAAGCATTAAAACTGAATGATTGAAAAGTACGATATAAACCACAGACAAAATACTCCACGAAAAAAGAGCTAGAATTCTTAGATAATCACTCCAAAATAGCAGTGATTACAGATTCTCGTGGTTGAACATGGAGTAAACTTCATATTTCAGAATTTGCTTTTATTGCGAATGCGTGAGAGCTTTTGGCGTGAACATTACCATCAGTTCCGAAAGATTGAGACATTATCATAGAAAGTACAGCCAACGGATTTTGAAACGAGTTCGAGCTATTACGACACAAATATTACAATAATGATAGTTACGAATGGAGCTGTATTTTCCTATGATGGTGGCTTATGCCTGAATATGATCTACCAGTAGAAGAGTGAGAAGAAATAAAACTACCGATAGAACTTCAGCACCTTAATAAACCTATGATAGATTGAACGGTGCTTACAGAGTGACAAAAGAAACGATATCTGAACATGTATAATTCACAGACTAATCCTGATTATGCTTTTCAGGAATATCCAAGCACTCCAGAGGAAGCATTTCTGAATACATGAAAGCCAGTATTCAAAGCAAATGTTATAAAAGCTCTTATAGAACCGCCTTATACAGAAGATGAGATTATTCCAGATTTGAGAATTTACAGACCTGCTACTGAAAGACAGGTTAGTTTCTGAATAGATACTTCTGAATGAGTGAGTGGATGAGATTACTGTAGTATTGAAGTAAGAGACCGAGAAACAGCTCAATTAATGGCTTGCTATTACTGACATACTGATCCGTGAGAATGACTTTGTAATATCGTAGATAGATTAATCGACCTTTGATATTGGGGAAGAATAGGATGAGAGAAAAATAATACATGATACGCTTTTTATTCAGAAGCTAAGAAAAGGGAGCGATATGTTTTGTGTTATGTGAATGAGACAGTCGATAGAACTTATGATAAAGTGACGCAAGAAATCTGATGGGTTACGAATAGCAAAACAAGACCAATAATGATGGCTGAATATAAAGTCGCAATAAATAAATGATTAATCACAGAGATGGACAGCAGAATCAAATCAGAATTATTTACTTTCATTTATGATGATAAGATGAAAGAAGTCGCACAGGTTGGATATCATGACGACTGAATAATGGCTGATGCAATATGCCGACAGATGAGAAAATATCCTGTGCCAGAAATCTAAAAACTCACACTTTTAAAAGTTTGATTATATTATCGCCAGTTTATTTTCATACCAACTAGCAATGCCAGATTTAAAGAAAAACATGTCAATGTTTCGTGAATATGTAAAAACGAAATATAAATACGCTCAAATTTTCTCTAATCAAGTGAGTAAATTTGCTGAAAGAGATTTCCGTTCAAGTGTATTTAAAATCAAATCAGACTTAGCTCATGATGTAGAAAAAGATGAATTATTGTATATTCCTATCAATCTTTGAAGAAGTATCACTAGAGCTTACACGGATTATGTAATAGGAATGTGATATAACGTAGATTTCTGAAACGATGAACTGAATGCTGATTTCTCAAAGATAGATGATGCAATCAGACTCCAAAAAAAGCTGAATAATACTATCGATATTCAAGGAAGTATCTGATATTGTGTAGTAAGAGCAAGAAAAAGAGAAAACGACAAATTTCCTAGAATGGAGATTATTCCTGTGAATAATTACTGTGCAAATATGGACTGATTATCTATTGGAGATGATTTTGAAGATATAAAAGAACACTTCATTTTCTCTGTAATAGATGAGTGATTAGGTGGAAAGAAATATTTTTACGTGGATAGATACGAAAAAAACGAGAATTGAGACTGATGGACTGGTTATTATTGAGAAAAATGGAAATACACAGCAGATTTCATCCTAACAGAAAGATTTGAAGAATGAACGGAAGAACAGCTAGAAAGATTACCATTGTTCTTATTCAATAACGATTTGATGAATATCCATGTAGTAGAAAAAGATGGAGCGAAGCTCAAGAGAAATTATTACTGAGATATTCCTAGATATTTTAATCAGTCTGATTACGTAGATTTAGCTGATTTATTCCAAGAGATAAACGATAGATGAAGTCAGATTTCTGTGGAATTTATCAAAAATCTTACAAGTAAATTATCTGTGCCTGCTGGATTTGCTTCTGCTCAAACTGCAAAAATTTTGAGAAAAAAATCTAAAGGAGAAGATGAATACGCTGAAAATCCTGATTATTTGGTGCATAATCCATGAGAAAATCCTGCTCAATATATCACAAAAGATGCAACTTATATTACAACTTCGATTAATGAGTATCTGCCTTATCTATTGAAAATGGTTTCTATCGTTTCTGGTGTGCCAACGAGTATGTTATGATCAAGTATTTACAGCTGATGAAATAATCCAGTCTGAACTACTGAAAAAGAACGACAGATATTCTATTCAAGAGTAGAAAGTAAACAGCTAGAAATCTATTCTCCATTGCAGAAGTTGTTTAGACAATTAATGGAATATTACACAGGAAAAAAGATAGAAGAATTACCAACTATTAAATTCAAAAAACCTACTGCATACGATATCGCAGAACGTACAAATACAGCAGTTACTCAATTGAATGCATGAATAATGAGTAAAGAATCAGCTATCGCTTTCTGTATGTGATATGATGATGCAGAAGTACAGCAGGAGATGGACAAAATTTCAGAGGAAGAAAAAGATAGTTACGCTAAGTATCAAGCTACATTTCAGACTAAAAAAGAGGAAGAAAAAGATTTAGATAATAACGATAATGAGAATGAAGAGTAATTTACAATGGGGAGCAATCTTTGAGAATGATGAGCCAGTAGTAGAGCAAGTGAAAAACGCTTTACAGCAGATAGGAGAAAAACCATCAAGATTCTTTAAGATGTTTCGAGTATTACGGATTCAGATTTGTATTGCTTTAGCATTATTGATCGCTTTTATTTTACTGCCTATTCGATTAATTTATGGATAGAAAAAGACGACTTCCAGATTATAACAATGAGAATGATAGAAAATTAATCAGACTTTTTTCTGAATCAATGCAGGAGCTTAGAGCTATATATTTTGAAGCGATGAATGAGTGAAATAAAACTAAAGCAATGAGAATCCTTAGACAATTAAATCAGATTTCTAAAGCTCTGAATGATGAATACTGAAAATGGTCAGAATACGAATTGACTAAAGAATATCTGAAATGAGCTTATTACATAAACGATGTAGTGAAATGATGAACAGTATTTCTTTCTCTTAATAAGATACCACAGAAAGAGTTAAACGAAATGCTAAAAGATTTATGAAACGTACACGTTCAAGCAGTAAAAGCTCTGATAGATACTTCTGATATGTATGTGAAAGCCAGTCTGGACTGAATGGAAAGAGTCGCTATACAGAGTCTATCAAAACTCCATCAAGAACTTGTAAGGGAAGAACTCGCAAAAGGAATACTCAAAGGGGAAAGCATGCTCGAGATGAAAAACGGGATTTCAGATTTATTACAGGCTGAAAATATAACAAAATTTCAGGATAGAGCTTGAAGATATCGAAACATGGACGCTTATGTGGAAATGCTGACTCGTACAGAAACTAACATCGCAAATACTCAAGGGACAATCAATAGAGCTATTCAGCTTTGAATTACTAAATTTCAAATTACAGAACAGCCAGATTGTTGTGAGATTTGTGCAGAAGTGAATGGAGATATTGTAGATGTTACTCAATGAGATGTAGAACTTCCACCATTCCATCCAAACTGTAGGGGATTTATTACTGCGGTTGTATAAATTAAAAAATTAAAAGTCAGTTAATACCTAGTATATCGAGTGTGAGGAATAAAAAAAACTCACACTTTTTATTTTTCCGTTATATTACCGCCGTTTTAATTTTTAATAAAAACGAATGTGGGTACGAAAATTTGGTCGCAGAGTTCGAGTTCATTTAGATGCCAATAATGATGGAGCTTCTGGATGAAGCGAATGATGAGACAATAATACTGGAGATTCTGGTAAAACCTCTACAGATGATTCAGGTAAAAAAGATGATGAGGGTAAAAAAACTCCTGACAATGTGCCTTATGACAGATTCAAGGAGGTTAATGATGCTAATAAAGCAATGAAAGCAAAATTAGCTGAATACGAAAAAAAAGAAGCTGAAGAAGCTGAAAAAAAGAGATTAGCAGATGAAGAAGAAGCCAAGAAAAAGGGCGAATTCGAGAAACTGCTTACTCAAAAAGACCAAGAGATAGCTGATTACAAAAAACAGCAGGAAACTTGGAGAGAAAGAGAAGAAACTGTCAAAAGTAGAAATACTGAGAGAGTCGAAACTCTAAAAAAGAACTTAGGAGATTGATGGAATGATTATGAAGCTCTTGTGAGTGATATAACTGATCCATTCAAACTAAGTCAAAAGCTAGACTCGATAGAGAAAATTGCATGATCTAAAAAGTCTAGTGGTTCTTCTGGTGGCTCTAATATGCCTTCATGATGAAAAAACGAGTGAAGACTTGCTGAACTGCAAGAGAAAGCCAGAAAAGGAGAACACCTTACTAATTTAGAACAGCAGGAATATTTAAAACTTGCTAGAGAAAAAAGGAGTAAGGAAAATTAATCTTTTATTTAGTCATTTTATTCCAAAATGTTACACTTATCAACAGATTTCAAACTTCAAGAATGGGTTACTGCTATTCTTGATTTAGTACCTTCTAGAAACCTTGTTATGCTTGAAAGAGCAGAATATGGTGGAAATGTAGAAAGCGTAGAATTGACTTACTATTCTCAAAAACAAGTAGTAAGAGCTGGAACAGTTACTGCTGCAGCTTTAGCAGATGCTACTACAATAATTGTAGATAAAGATTTATTCGAGAGAATAACTGAAGGTTATCAATTAATGTGTGAAGAAGAAGTAATTAAAGTTACTGCTAAAACTACTAATACTGCACAAGATGGTTATGCTCTTACAGTAGTTAGGGGTTACGGAAATACTCCTGCAACTGCAATCGCTAAAGATGCAGAAATTAAAATCATGGCTAAGGTAGATAGAGAAGATGGAATCACTGAAGATTACAAAGCTGTAGATTCTGACGCATTTACAAATGTAATCCAAGATTTCTCAAAAACTATCTATGTTACAAAGAGAGCAGCTGCTCTTAAAAAGAAAGACATGGATGACTTGCTTGATCTAGAAAGATTGGCTAAGTTCGACGAAATGTCTCAAGAAATCGATAAAACTCTCTACTACGGTAGACAAAATAAAAATCCATGAGATTGAAGAACTACTATGGGTTGATGGAAAGAAGCAATCGCAAATGCAGGTTGAGTTATTTTCAATGCCAATGGTAATCTTGCTGAAGATGACTTTGAAGCATGTCTTTTGACTATCGCTCAAAGATATGGAGAACCAGAAGTTATCGCATTAAATGCTTGGACTAAAAACAAGATAGCTAATGGATGGAGAAATGGAGTTTATGATGAAAGCAGAGGTGCTCAGAAAGCAGGAAGCAAATTAATTGCTTACGTTTCTGACTCTTTGAACACAGAGATTCCATTCGTAATCGATAATCAAATCGAGAACGGACACATCTTCGTTTGAAAAGCTAGACCATTAATTCACGCTATGAGAGACAGAGAATACGGTAACGATATCTTCTTCTCATTCTATCGTGAAAGCTCAAGCTCTAAAATCATATACGAATCTCTACAGTCAACTATTACTGCAGAATTCCAATATGCAAATAAAGAAGCTTTCATCTATAACGTAACTGCAGGAAGTAAAAAACCTACAGAAGTTGTTATCAAAAATACTGTAGATGCTCCAGTAAATATCGCTGGATGAGTTACTGTAGATAACGAAGAATCTTCTCCAGTTCCTACTAAAGAAATAACTGGATAGTCATTGAGGGAGAAATCCCTCTTTGATTAATTTTATCTCTGTAAAGAAAAATATTATGCTTTACGAAATAATTGTTGACTGTCGCATTGCTAACAAAGATTACAAAAAAGGTGATATTGTTAGTCGTGAAGAAGTAGAGTACTTTCCAAGCGTAATGAGACCTTTTTCATGAAAAGCTCCTGTAGAAACTCCTGTAAAAGCTCCTGAGGTTGAAGAACCTAAGGAAGAAAAAGCAGAAGAACCTACTGAAACTGTAGAAAATCCTGAAGAATCTGTAGAAGAGACACCAGAAACAGAAACTACAGAAGAAACTGAATCAGAATTAGAAAATTCTGAAGAAGAAACTACTCAGGATTTAGAAAATGATGAGGTTGAAGAACCTAAGGAAGAAAAAGCAGAAGAACCTACTGAAACTGTAGAAAATCCTGAAGAATCTGTAGAAGAGACACCAGAAACAGAAACTACAGAAGAAACTGAATCAGAATTAGAAAAT